TGGCTTCGTCAACAGCGTCTTGCAACTTGCTGATGTCAGCATTGATGCGGTCAACTTTCAACGCTTGCAGCGCATCGGCTTGGCCTTTTTTGAGGTCAGCAATGACTTGGTCGTTTTCAGACTTGAAGGTGGCAAAGGCTTGGTTTACGCCCTCGATGAGGGACTTAATCTCAGTTGTCATGGTAATTTCCTTAAAAATGGACGAAAAAAAACCGACTCAAGGTCGGTTGTTGGCGGGCGATTGCGGCTACTTTGGCGGGCCTTGGATGGTTTGCATCAGGGCGCGTACAGATGCCGCAAGATCAGCCGAATCACTCAGGCTGCTGCCGACCGAATCACTCAGGCCGGACTTGAATTCAGATATGGTTTTTTGCGCTTGGCTGCGAGGCATTCCGCTGGCAAGTAGCGCGGCTTCGATGCGGCGTACCGCGCTGGCGCTGGTTTTGCTGGCGTCTTGCTTGATGTCGGTGGCTTCCATCATTCCGGTGGCAAAGCCCTGTTCGATGGCTTGGGTTGCACCGATCCAGCTTTCAGCATCCATGAGCTTGGCAGCGGCCTTTACTGTGATTCCAGCACGGGCGGCATAGACTTCTGCCATTGCGTTGTCAAACGGTGCGAGTTGTTCGGATGCAGCCAGCATGTCGTGTCGGTTGCCCATCGCAACACACCAGGCGTTGTGGATCATCAGGAATGAGCCTTCGCCCATGTTGATTTCGTCACCGGCCATAGCGATGACGCTGGCAGCACTTGCGGCCAAGCCCATGACGTTGACAGTGACTTTGGCTTGGTGCTGGCGCAGTAGGTTGTAAATAGCCACGCCCTCAAAGAAGTCGCCTCCGGGGGAGTTCAGGTTGACAGTGAGGTCACGCGATGCGCCAATTCCGCGCAAGATGGCCGACATGCGCTTGGCAGTCATGCCAGAGCCATCCCACGATTCGCCAATTTGCTCGTAGATGCCGATACTGGCGTCACCATCGATAGCGGCTTGGATGCTTGGCTCCCAGCGTTGGAGCGCGTCAGGGCGTGCATCGAATTGCACTGAGCCGATACGCTCGCCTTTAATTTGTGGTAGTTTCAGGAGTGACATTCTGTGTCCTCATCATTGGGCTTTCGAGCTTGTCGGCCATCGGGTCGGATGATTTGGCAAGGTCTTGCAAGTCACATTGATCTTTGAGGGTGCCGCGCAACAGCGCACGCTCGTTAAATTTGACGTAATACTGGGTGCGCTCAACGTCCGTCAGCAGCAGGTTTTCGATGGCCTGCTCCCACACCGTAAACCAGTGCTGGAGTCCGTATTGCACAAAGAAAATGTTGAGTTGCTCGATGCCGCTGCCCCAACTGGTGTCGTCCATCATCAAGAGTGGACGTGGAACACCAAAGGCTCTGGCAATTTCTTCAATCTGGTGGTTGCGGTTCTCAAGGTGCTGGCTGTCGCGGCTGGAGTCTGTCCACTTTTCAGCTTTGGCACCTTCTTCCAGCACCATCCACTTTTGTGCGTTGTCTGCGCCAGCGTACCTAGCCTCCAAGCTGCCTTGAATGTTCTTTACCTGTTCATTGTTTAGCCTGTTGGGGAAGGTCAGCGCACCCCCAGCCAACACACCATTCTTGAACAACCGCGCTGCCGCTTTCTCGGCTTGCAGCGCCAGCCCAATAGCTTCTTTGGCCTTGCTGACCCGCGAGATGCCGGTGATACCGTCTTCAGACAAATCTGACAGGTGCAATACGTCCCGCGCCATCAGTTCTTGGGTGTGGCCTTCTGGACTGCGGTATTCGTAGCGCATCGTCCAATCAGGCTGGAGTTTGGGCGTGACGCGAGTGGAGTCCATCGGAACAATGCGAACAATGCGGTCTAACGTGCGCACAACCCGTGCGTATGCGTTTCCGTGCAGCAACAGCGCCATTTGCATGGTGCTTTTGAATTTGTAGGCGCTCTGAAACTCGTTGGGCTTGACCTTGAGCACCCGGTACAGTGGGTGGTCAACGGCATAGTCCTTCGCATCGCCTTTGACGATCAGGTTCAGCGGCAACATGCCGATGGACTCGCTGATCAGGCTGACGCAACGCAGCAGGGCCATGTTTCCAAGGGCTTTGCTGGCCGTGACGTACTCGCCACTGGAGGTTTCACTTCCGCCACGCATGAAGTCGTACAGATCGGCACTGGTCAAGGCGGCAAACGCCCTGCCTTCGCCGGGGGGTAGCTCAGAATTTGGGCGCGACTGTGCCTCTGGCGCGGTCTTTGTCGGCCAGAGTTTGTCGAATATGCCCATTAAATTATGAGTATTCCTCTTGTTTCGTATACACTTGGTTCACTTGCATCCATTGGCATCACGCCGACTGCCATAGCTAAAGCAACGGCACCGTCAATACGTCCGGTGGCTTTCGCCTTGTTCATCTTGCGGTTTCCCGCTGCATCTCGCTCAATACGCGCATTTGCTATACACATCTCAAGCACCTTGTTGTTGCCGTGGGCGATCTGCTCGTTAAGAAATAGCTCCTCCAGCTTGTCAATTGCTGGTGCCATGTCTTTAAAGCCCTGCCCAAATGGGGTCATAGGCCAATCTGCGCCGATTTCGTCTAGCTCTTTCTTCAGTAAGTCAAAGCGCCATCGGTCAAATGCGATTGCTTTCACATCGCAGTCTTGCAGTATGTCGCGCATCTCGCGTGCTACCGCTTCATAGTCCACGGATGCACCAGGAATCGCCCTGATCAAACCTTCTTTTTCCCAGACGTCATAGGGTGCACGGTCACGCTTGGCACGGTCACGTAGACCCTTCTCTGGCGTCCAGAAGTAGGCTTTAACGTGCCACTTCTCGCGGTAGGCGAGGACGACCATTGCAGTCAGGTCAGTCTTTGCGGACAAGTCCAACCCGACATAAACAGGCTCTTCATAGAACACCGCATCATCAGGTGTTTGGCTATTCAATATCCAGACACCCTTGCTGATAAACGGTGCCATGATTTCACACCGCTGATTCAACACAAGATTCCTGAATGTTGGCTCAAAGCTCGGCATCCGGCTTGCGCGCTCAGCCTGCTCCTGCACATCTGGCAGGTTGCGGAACTTACCTAGTGCGGGATTGGCAGACTTCCAAGCGGCCTTGTCCATCAATTCGCACTCTTTGGCGCCCTCGTACACATGAGACACGATGCGAGGATCCTGGCTAGTTTTGGCGTCATCTAGCCATATCGACAGCAGATCGTTATCATTCGGAGCCTGGGTACTAATCACCATCAGCAAAGGCGCATCATGTGCGCCCTGTGAGGTAGTGATAGCGTCCACAAAATCGCTCTGAGGCCCACGCACCTGACCCAGTTCATCCAGGATTGCCAGCACAGGGCTCAGACCATGAGCTGTTTTACCCTCTGCGCTAATAGCCCAGTACTCAGTGTTCATTGGGATACCTATTAGCTTCTTGCTACTCGGCACTTCCCTTATAATCTTTCTTAGCTCCGGAGACTGCGCCACCATCTTGCTTGCCAAGTCATAAACGATAGCTGCTTGGTCACGGCTCAACGCACCACTGATGATCTGCGCGTTCTGCTTTGCTTCTGGCCCAACGAGGAACACCAGCACCAGACACGCAATCAGCGCAGTCTTGCCGTTCTTTCTACCAATGCTGAGATAAGCACGGCGCGTACCGACAGGATTGTTGAATACACTCTTGATGAAGTCTTTTTGAAAAGTCTCTAGCTTGATTGGCTTGCCAACCTGCGCTCCGCTAGGGATCTTGCAGAAATACTCAATAAACTTTATGGCTCGCTCGCCACGATTGAGAGTAGCCATCAGCGAGGAATCAAGTCGTCAACACTGTTAACCGCTTTACGCAGCCGCGCCTGCTCTCTACCTTGTCCGTTCAGTGTCCTAGGATCTTGCTCCATCTGATTAAGAGACAGGCTACGAATCAACGTGAGCTGCTGACGCTGCAAGCTGTCAACAACGGTAGCCAAAGGGTTCACAATCGGAGTACCCTTTTCGTTCCTGACTACTGCACCTTCTCCATCAAGAATCTGCTGATATTTCCTAATATCAGACTCTAGGCGAACCGCTTTTGCCACCAGCAACAGATCAAAGTCTCTCCACGCATCGAGAGCACGTGCATGTGTGAACTGTTTCCAGATCACCATCTCCTCTTGGTCACGCAGGACGACTC